TGGCCTGGACCGCGGCGATCTGCTCGTCGGTGATTTCAACGCCGGGATAACCCATCCCCTTGTGCTCGCCGGATTTTATCAGAACCACCTTGAAACCCATCTCATCGGCCCGCTTCGATGAGTCCAGGTAAACGGTATAGACCCCGATCGATCCGACCTCGGTGGTCCTGTTGGCCTCGATAGTCTCGGCCTGGCTGGTCAGCCAGTACGCAGCCGACGCCCCCAGGTCCTCGACCGTCGCGGTGACTTTTTTGCCCGACCGCGCGGCGAATATCGCGTCGGCCGTATCGGCCAGCCCGTCGATGATCCCGCCCGGGCTCGACACCTGCAGGTGGATTCCCTGGATCGAACTGTCGGCCATCGCCTGGCCGAGCTGCGCCTGGATTTCATCGTACCCGGTCGCCTCGATCCCCCAGAACCTCAGCCAGCTCGGCACGGCCTTGAGCAGTACGCCGCTGATATTGATTACCGCCCGCCCGCCGATGACGCTGTATGTCCTCGGCTTTACCGCCACCTCGATCGCCGCCAGCGACTCGGTGACCTTTAATTCCGATATCTGCCGGATGAACGATTCGAGCCACAGTGGCTCGGCAGCCCATTTGCTCGAAAGATAATTCGATAGAAACATGTTATTCATCCTGATCGATCTCCTTCTCTTTTTTCCGCCCGTCGTCATCAGCTTCGTCCGGGCCCGCCGGCTTGGCAGCCTTTGCCGGCTCGATGCCGGCGAAATATTCCCACGGGACCTTGACGCCCGTTTCCTTCTCGATCGCCTGGACCATCTCGATCGCGTTCTGTATCTCCTTGCCTCGCTGGGCGACCACTTCCTCCTGGTCGAGGTTCAGGGATTTGCAGGCCCGCTTATGCGTAGTGAACGCCCGCTCGACCTGCGTTGCGTAGGCCTGGGCCTCCTTAAGCGGATCGATCCATGGAAATGTTTTTTTAATCCACTCGGCCTTGAATGCGGCGCCGGCGGCGATGTCCTTGTTTTCCTTCCATTGCTCCAGTTTCCATTCGAAAAGCGGCCGGTAATAAAAGTCCTCCATCAACTGCTGCCAGCCCAAAAATGTTTCGAACGCCTGCTCCAGGACCGCCCGCGACTGCGAGTAATTGGATTTCGTCCAGTCCAGCAGTATCAGTTCCAGCGGCAGGCCGATCGGCAGGCCCAGCAGGCGAAGGAACGTTCGAATCGATTCGGAAAAGTTCTGGCCCGGGATGTTGCGCTCGATTCCAGAAATCTTCTCTCCCGGCTTTGCGTTGAATATCAGTGCGTAACCAAGTTCGGTCAGTCTCGTCGCCAGGTTGCCCTCGAGCTCATCCGCCGACTTATTGGGATCTTCCTTCGATTCGGTATAGCCCAGTTGGTCGCCCTGCTCCCGTTCGATTGATATTGCTATTCTCGCCAGCAATTGCCACGCGATCGCCTCGGAATCGCAGACATCGTTTATGCGGTGAAGCATCGGGAACGACGCCTGGCACGCCGGCACGCCCCGCACCTGGCTCGGCCGCTCGGGATTCGTAAGATACAGTACGTTCGCCGCTTCGATCGGCTTGCCGGCATTGACGTCCACGCACGTGGGCCGCCACGGGCACAAAAAGAATTTCAGCGGCTTGCCGAACTGGTCCTTAACGATCCCGTTGGCCAGGGCACCCGATTTATCCTTCGACCGGGTTTTGCTGTCGATCTGCTCGGCCTCGAAATGCTGGATCAGGCCCCTGGTGGTTTTCAGGATCGCCGTATCGCCGGCGACGAGGATTTCACGCAGGACCATCTTGGCAACCATGGCGCCGGAAAGCAATCCGCGGATCTCCGGGCGGCGGTTGAAGTCACGCCAGAGTCCCTCGCACTTCGCGATCGCCGTTTTACTGCCGCCGGTCAACTGAAGTTCGAATCCGTTGCCGACTATATAGTCGACCATCCGGTCGATCATGCCCTTGTAGATCGCGTTGTTGCGCATGAACTCGCGCGACTGAGCGATCAGGTTCTTGCGGTCCCGCTCCTCGTGGGCGCTGCCGGGATAATTGACGTAGCTGCGGCCCTCCCCTGAAGCCACAGAAACCGACCGGTACCCGAGCGAGCCGTAATAACCTTTATGCTGCTCGATGATCAGCCTGTTCGAATCGGGTTGTTCTTTCGGTTTCCGGATCATGTCAGCATGCTTCCCCTCGTGAAGCTGGCCCGGTTGACGGTCGAAGAGAATCCGGAAACGAATTTTTCGAGTTTCGCCTGCTCGCTCATCAGCAGTTCGAAATTGACGCTGCGATCGTTCGTCGATATGATCTTCGGCCGATTGATAAGCAGCCATCGAATAGCCGCCAGGGCCGCGGTTGCCATAGTGATATCACCGTCCCACGAAAGGTTGTCGTTATACTGCGCCAGTGCATCCGCTAAAGTCGAAGTCGAATCGAGTGCCATGTTCCAATTTCCAATTTGCGATTTGCGATTTGCGATTTGTTCGGGCCGGGCAAATAAAAAACGGCAAGAAGGTGAGTTGGCACCAACTTGCCGTTTAATATTCTTTACGACAGTCCACCGCCCGTCAGCGATTAACCGTTTGCCCGTTTAATAAACTATTTCCGAACCATTTTGACCTCGTAAATCTAAATTCTCAAGTAATCATATATCCCTATTCGACCATTTTTCCGAATTTAGACAACGCTAAAACGCGCAAACGCCCCCCCTGTAGTGCAGATTTCTAACAATGTTGTAAAGAATTTGCACAAAAAACCCCCAGGGCAGGCCTGGGGGCTAAATGTTCTCAAATAATAATTAATAAATCGTCAATGCCACCCGGCCCCCTCGACCTCGGCGGTCGGCATTTCCTTGGCCGCAAAATCGGCGGCGATATGCTTGATACTCGGCAGGACATCGTTCAGCATGTATCCCGTGCGCTGATAGTAGTGCTGCAGATCGTTGGGATCATCCGCTCTTCGTTTCTTCTGGCAACTGATCGTAATAAAGAACCGGTCAGTCTCAAGTGCCTCGATTATCTTGTCGGCCAGTCCCGGATGACTGGCCAGCATCACCATCAACAAGTCTGTTTTCGTTCCGGTTTTCGGTTCCGCCGGCGACTTGACCGTCACCGGTATCTTGACCATCTTCCGACTCCTGACTCCTGAATTCTGAATTCTGTTTTTCGACATCTTTTTTCTCCTTTCGTTTATTTACCTTCGTTCCCATTACCGTAAACCTCTTCCGGCAGACCGGGGCCTGGCATTTACGGTACTGGACATTGCCCTGAGTACTCGTCGCCCGCGTCTGAGTCCCGCCGCAGCGGGGACACGGCGATACGGTTGGAAAACTCCACCTTATTGACGATTGACTATTGACGATTGACGATTTTGTTTTTGACATTTCGAATCCTTTCTCGTGTTCATTTGTGTTCATTCGTGGTTAATATTTTGTTCGAATCGCCTTGCGCCCGACCGGCTTGCCGAGCGGGACGAACTCTTTTTTCGTTTCCGACGGGTCGGGCAGATTCCACAGGCCCGCTATATCCGCCGCCGCCCGGGCGTAGACCGAGCAGTCCCACAAGTGGTTCGCCAGGCCGCCCGATTTCGGGACCCAGCCGATCCATGTTATCTTCTCGCCCTTGCGTTCGATTATTTTCTTCTCGCTCGTAAGATGCTCCAGGACGATGTACTCGGTCGACGAATGCAGGTGACCGTACCCGGCGCCCGGAACGGTCGCCTCGAAGTATGCCCGGAACATCGCATCCTTGTACGCCGTGACATTCAGCCGGTAAAGTTTCAATCTCCCGCCCGCCGTATGGCCCACGGCCCACGCCTGCTTGGTCAGTTTATCGTCGCCGGCCACGGGAATAATCGGCGCGGCCCCCGCGCAGCGAACGCAGAACGAATCGACGGCATCGGCGTTGTACTGCCGGTCGATCGCCGATAACGCGATCCGCATCACCGTATCGGGATCCGCCGCCAGCTCGAACCGCATCGCCAGGTACGGGATCATCTTGGCCAGGTTCTCGACGCGATCGGTCGGGCCCGTCTCGACCCGGGTCTCGTAAATGCTCCAGAACTCGCCCAGGTACCCCCATCCCAGAACACGCAGCCATACGTGATCGAGCTGGACATCAAGTCCCGCAGTCAGCATCTGGCATCCGGCCGGGACCTTCATCGCTTCGTACCGGCCGATGTGCTTTTTCAGAATCTCAATATCCGTAGTTGCCCGGTCCTCCTTCCACGGCCGGGCCAGCTGACTGTTCCAGAAATCCTTCAAAGGCTGAATATTGCCCGCGGTCTTGGCCTGCTGGGCCGCGACGAACTCGCAGACCAGCGAATTGACCGTCTCGACCATCGGGTGCAGCATCAGCGCGTGGATCCGGCACGAACGGTAACTGGTCGGATCCGGCTGGCCGACTATCCGGCCCGCATCATCCATTTCGCAGCCTTCAGGAACGAACCGGCCGGCCTTAACCGCGTTCCAGCGATCCTCCTCGCTCCATAACGACCCGCACTTCGGGCAGACGTACCTGGCCCGCCCGCCCCGGGCGTAGGAACTCTCGGCGTACCAGCTGCCGTCCTCTTTGCGATCGATCTTAACGTTCTCCCACTCGATCCGGTGCGCCCCGCCGCAGTGCGGGCACTTAACCCACCACTGGCAGCAGTCGCCCCGCGACCACTGCTGATCGGTCATATCACCGGCAGTCACAGGCGTCGACATTCCCAGCAGTTTACTTCGGCCCTTGAACCACCGCTGGCGCTTGCGCATCAGCGAGATCGGGTCAGCCTCGGCGCCCACGAACGGCGGGTACTTGCCCGTCTCGTCGGCGATTATATAGCAGACCGGCTTATCGGCCAGTGCCTGGGCCGTAGTCGGCCAGCCGATGTACTGGATCATATTATCGAATACCGTCTGCTTGCCGATATGAATATTGCGAACCCGCCCGCCCGCGTGACGAAGCAGATCCTCGTTAGCCTCGAACATCGGCCGGATACGGGATTCGACCCTGTTCTGGACATCGTCCTTAGTCGGCATTATCAAAAGGGTCGGGCCGGGCGAGCATTCGACTATATAACCGTTGACACCGGTCCCGAACGTCGTTTTGCCCGACTGCGAGCAGGCAAGAATCCAGATCTCCCGCGTAGTCGTATCCGAAAACCACTGCCCGATCTCTACGAAATAGGGTGTGTACTCCCTGCTCCACGGCCCGGCAATCGCCGAGGTCCCGCCCGTCAGCATGTAATTATTCTCCATCCAGTCGACCAGCGCAGGACGGGCGCGGGGCTTAAGAATGTCGCGTTCTTCCGCCTGCAGCGGAAGAACACGCCATTGCGATTGACTATTGACTATTGACGATTGACTGTTTACGGCGACCATTGGGACATTTACTATTTTCTATTGATTATTGATTAATTTCCGCTCCATCTCAAATCTGTTATTCATCATGTCACTTCCTTTCAAATTTCATATTTCAAATTCCAAATATTCCTCTGCCACAGAGATCACAGAGCACACAGAGCTTTTTATAATTATTGTTTTTTTTTCATTTCTCTGTGACCTCTGTGCCCTCTGTGGCTAAACCTTTTTCAAGGGCTTGCTCTTCAATGACTGCCCGGCAAGCATCGACTTCACCTAAAAGTTCTTCGATGCGGTCGTCTTTGGTCTTGAGGTCGGCGGTCAGGCGGTCGATTTCTGCACGCAGTTTAGTTATCATAGCGTTCCAGCACGTCATGCAAAGTGCCGTTACGCCAGTCTCGGGGTCTACCAGGCTTTGTTCGCACTCTTCACAAGTGAGTTCGTCTTTTAGTGTAGCAAGCTCGACTTTCAGGCGGTCTATTTCACTTGCAGCTTGCAAAAATAAGTTACGGTCTTCAAGTTTGATTGCTTGAGTATTGCAACACTCTCGCTTTTCATCCCACGCGATCCTGCGAAGTGCTTCCGCAAACTTCCCCGGTTCAGGTTTCTTTCGGGCCTCGCCGCATTTTTCATGCGGTAATTTTTCGCCGCAATAATGACAAATTGCCTCGTTTAGTTGATCCATCAGTCACTTCCTTTCAATAGTAAATAGTCAATAGTCAATAATCACCCCCCCTTAATCTGCTCGAAGAGAAGTTTAAGGGTCGCTTCGGCCTCGGCCGGAAGCGATAGAAATTCGGGTAGTTCCAACTGCTGTCTCTGCAGATCCTCGAAGAAACGCCCTAATATATCCTCGACTCCTTCGATCGTCTGGTTATGAACCATATTGGCCAGCTCCCTGCGTTTGTAATTGAACGCCCCGACCATTACCTGCACCCGGGCGGCCAGGCCGGAGATAACCTCTTCACGGTCCAGCAGCTCGCCCCGCCGCTCGGCCAGGTCCAGTCTCTTCTCTTCTGTTTTCATATCGCGCAAGGGATCCGCCGAAACGACATGCGGGCCGCTCTTGCGCTGCTCGAATTGCTTCCACCACCTGATCACACTTGCCAGATCGAATGTGCCGTCCACGTTCCGCGGGCAGTTGTGACGGTCCGTCCAGTTCCGAACGGTCAGCCGGTCCACGTCGAACAGGTCGGCAATGTCCTTCTGCATCAGTTTGTGCAGGTCCGGCCCGCCGGCAGCCGGACGGGCATCATCGCGAAGATAATTCTCAATCGCCCGAATCGCCGCCTGGTTGCCGTCAGCAGCCGCGGTAATCAAACCCTCCCGGGCCTTAATCTTCGTATCCAGAC